AGATGATCGTCCCCTGTACCGGGATCGGCCTGCAGTTCGGGTCAATCTCGTATTGGGTCAACACCGTGATCACGGCGCTGGCCGGGGTCAGGATCGTCTCAGCTGCGTTGAAGCGGAACTGGATCTGGTCAGAAAAGATGATCAGCTCGTCTTGGTACGGGATCGCGTAGCGCAACACCGACACCCGGTTGTTGCTGGCCGTCAAGTCGATCGGGTCGGTGTCCAAGACAGTGGTCACCGTCTCCGGGAAGAACTCAAAAAAGTCCCGCGTCCGGCTCAGGATGACGTTTTCATCAGCCAGGAAACCCAGCCGGTTTTTGTAAATGAAGACGTCTTGAATCGGGAAGCCAATGAAGCTGGGGTCGGGTGCCGTGTCGTAGTCGCCAGCGCTGCGCTGACCCCAAGACGGAACCGTGACGCCGCCTTGGGTGCTGCCGTTGGCCGGGCCGAAGTAAAAGGTTCCGCTTGGCAGACGCACCAGCACGTGCGGCATGGTCGCCGAATCAATCCTGTACTCAACCCCTGGGCTGACCGTCTCCTGCCAGGAGCCCTCGCCAAACGTGCCAGCTCCTGTCCGCGGCACGAACTGAACGTAGTAGCCGTCAAACTTGTTGCCCGGGTCGCCGACAACCTCGATCTGGTAACCCTGCGGGGCAATCGTCGGCAGCTCGGTGAAAGCCTGCACTGAGCTTGTGATCGCAGTGATGTCAGCGTTGGCTCGCGCATCAGAAGCCGCAATCGTGATGGCGTTGCTGCTGGTGAAATGCAGCACGCTGCCCTTCCTCACGATCGACACGCCCGAAACGCCGCTCAGCGAGGTCCTGATGTTTTCGGCGATGTCCTCTGTGCTGATCCTGTTCTCGGTGGTCGTGCTGCCGCTGACAATGATCGGAGCGACCGCAGTCGTGATCGTCGCCTGCGTGCCGTTCAGGTTGACCTTGTAGGTCTGGCCGTAGTTCGCCGCCTTGACCCAAACCAATGCCTCATGCGCTGCGGGCCTGGCCACGGCAGGAGCTAGGGCCGGGTCCATCGCGGGGACCTTCCGGGTGTTGGAAATGAAGGTGTAGTCGGCAATGCTCGCCGCACGGATGTCGGCTTTGGCGCTGAGCACCGTGGACAAGTAGCTGTAGCCGTAAGGCGCGCTGACGGTCTTTTCGCCGCCGTCCAGGTCAAACACCTTGATGGCCGTCTTGCCCACCACCACCAGATACTTCTCACCTGCATCCCGCAGGATCTGGTGGAAGTAGACGTCTCCGAAGCTGGTGTTGCTGACCTTGGCGATGACCTGCGATGACTCGCGCTTGCGCAGGCCCTCGGCCAGCGAGCTCATTGCGTTGATCTGTACCTCGCCCTGGCTCGGCTCACGCTGCGCGTCCGGCTGCTGGCTGATCCCCTGGATCAGGTTGGGGATGGTGTAGCTGACGAGATTAGCCACGGAGGTAGCCCTCGTTTCTTCCCAGCAGCCCCAGGCCTGGCGAGTACGTCGGGAAGGGTCTGAGGCCAGGGCCGCCGGTCAGGCTGTTGGCCTGGGCCTGCTCGAGCTCTACGCGCTGCAGCTCAACCAGTGCGTTCTGCTCGTCCAGCGCCGTGTACTTGAAGATCGCGTCAGAGCTCAGGACGCGATCGCTAAACACCCGGGCCGAGCGAATGGTGATGAAGCGGTTGAACGCCTCTGGGCACTCGTCCCAAGGCAGCAGCCAGACCACATCTGCTTCAAGGCTGGTGATGCCCGCCTCAAGGTTGTAGGTGCGCTTCTCCTTGTCGTAGACCTTTTGGCCGCGCAACTGAAAACGCCCTGCCCAGCGGTACGCGTCCGTGGCAAACGAGACCACGTTCGCTGGAACCGTGATCTGGTTGGTGGCGCTGTTCTTGACGAACTCGTAGGCCTGCTCGCTGTTCCAGCTCCAGCCCCGGGTCTGGCCTTCCTTGTGGAACTCAAGGATGGTGCGCTCAGCCATCGTCGCTTCAACGATCTGCTGGTTCTCAAGGCTGTTGACCGGCTGCTCGCCGATGTTCTGCAGGCAAATGTTCACCGCCTCCAGCAGCGTGGTGCGGCCCGGGGTGATGGCCTGATTGGCGAGACCCATCGGGGTTCTGCATGGGTGCAGTCCTCATGCTATCGGCAAGCACAAAAAAGCCCCCTGCAATGAAGCAGAGGGCTCGAACATCCCGCCCAGAAACCTAGGGCAGTTCAATCACGCCAGCACATTCAGCACGCAGGACACCCATGCCGATCGCCATACGGGCGACCATCAGGCTGGCCTGGTACATGATGTTGAAGTCGCCGCCCTGAGGGGTGACTTGCAGGCTGGGGCTGCGCAGGGTCAGCACACCAATGGCATCGCGGTGAAACACGATCGCTTTGCACTTCGACAGGTCCTGCTGATAGGCAGTGTTCTTGTCGTAGGTGCCGTTGGTGTAGGCGGCCTGGGTGACGTGGTTCGACTCGATCACGGGGATGCCCTTCACCCGCAGCACGCGGCCGCTGGCGAAGGAACCGTTCTCGCCGCTGGCTCCGTTGAAGTCCGCGTTGATGGCGCGGGTGGAGTCCAGCAGGAAGTCGTACTCGTCAGGACCAACCACACACAGCAGGTCGCTGGTGGGCACGTCCTTCTTGGCCATCGCCACCTTTAGAGCGCTGAGCTTTGAAACCAGCTCATCGCCCTTGGCGTTGGCGGAAGCAGCGGCATAGCCAGCCGAAAGGGTCTGGCTTTGGCCGATGCGACCGGCGTTGCCGGCTTTCGAGAGAGGCTCAGTAGTGGTCTTGGCAGCGGCGTACAGCACGCGAGCTGCACGGCGATCCCATTCCCGGGCCAGGGCTTGACCGAGCTGATGAGTGACGTCCTGACGAACGTCGTAGTAGTTCATCATCTCGTCCAGGTCATAGATGACCTGGTCCGCAATCATCAGGCCATCAAGGTTGATGAGCTGCTCATTGCGGTCGCCAGGGCTGTTGGTGGCCCCAAGGATCGGGGTGCCCGGGACGTGATAAGCGGCATCAGCGCGACCCGAAACCGGGAACGCTGCCGATTTGCCGCCTTTGATGTTCCGCTCGCGGATCTTGCCTTTGAAAACGCAGGCGCGATCGAAAGCAGAAAGCAGCTCGGCAATGCCGAGTTTGAGGAACAGGGCGTCAACTGCACCTGCACCTTTAATTTGACCAATCCGGTCGAGAGAAGCGTTGGCCATTGGCCTAGTTGGGTAGGGAGCTCCTGCCGTTCCGCCTGGCAAGCATGGGGTGTCTCCCTAGGGAGGCCCAAGTTGTTGCACGGGTGCAGATCAACTCATGCCCAAACCTTACAGAAATACATTTGACCTGGAAAGGGTCTTGTCGTACCACTGCCTGTATTTGGGGTCCGTCTCGTACAGAAACTTGCCGTTCTTGTCGCGCTTGCTGCGGGCATCGACTGCCTGCTGATCACTTTCAAACACGTCGGCCTTGATTGCCGAGCCACCTCCAATCAACTTCGGCTCGCTGGTGCCCGCAGCCGCGGCGCGCACCTGCAGTTGCTTCAAGGCAAAGCGAGCCGCAGCCTTGTTGCCACTGTCTACTGCCGCGTTGTAATCGGCCAGCTCTTGTGGTTCGAGGTTGTCCATCGCCCACTGGCTGAGCTGCTGAAACTGCTGCTCGCCGCCGACCATGGCTTTCAGTTCGGACACGTCCGTTTCAGTAAGGGACGCGGCCGAACTTTCGGACGGCGCCTTTGCCGGAGCAATGCCTTGCAGATACGTCTCCACCACCTGGCGAGGCAGCCCGCCCTTGTCCACCAAGGCATCGACATAGCTGCTGACGTCCTGGCCGGAGTAAACCTTTTCGGCCATCTCGAGCGGGTTGATCTCGGCGGCCTCAATGGCCGTGGCCACCGTGTCCCCATAGAGCTGCTTGCCCAGCTCAGGGGTGTACTGCTCAGGCGTCAGCGGTGCCGCCTCTTCTTGAGGCTCGGGCAGCTTTTGCCCGCGCTGACCAATCAGGCGCTGTGCTTCGAGGTAGGCCTTCTCAAGCTCTTCTGTGCTTTTGAACTTGCCGGCCAGCAGCTGTTGGTCTTGCTGTGGCTCAGATGTATTCAGCTCAGCCTGCTCCTGCTCGAGCTCCTCGAGGAACCCGTCAATCATGTCTTCCTGGCCCGGGGCCAGCAGGTCTTGAAGCTCAGGGGCGGGGGTCGCGGTCATGCGGGGGCCTGTTCAGGGGTTTCGGGTGAAGGCGGCGGGGCCGCCATTTCTTGCGTTGTTGCAGCAGCGTTGGCCAGCTTCTGCGGGTCGCCCATGCCGGCCTGAAGCGCCTGCTGGGCCATCGCCATCTGCTGCTGTTGCTGCTGTTCGGCAGCCAGCTGCTCATCGGTCTTGACCAGGCCGATGATGTCCATGCCCATGGCGCCAGCCAGGCGGCGGATCAGCTCAGCTGGCATCACGTAGGTGGCGATCCCCTCCGGTCCCAGCGCGCCTTGCAGAATCTGCATAAAACGCGCTGTCTTTTCGAGGTCGTTGCCGCGGCCCACGGCCGCCAAGCCGACGCTCACCACCGGCTTGACCAGCGACTCAGGCAGCTTGGGTAGCTTGCCTTTACGGGTCAGGATCTCCAGCTTGCGGGCCACATACGGCTGCTGGAACTCGGTCGTCAAGATCGCGTAGATGGAGCCAAGAGAGTTCTCGATCTGCAGCGCTTGCAGCCGCACTTCCTCGGCAGTGGTGCGCTCTGAGTCGCGCACGTCAGCCAGCATGAACGCCTGCGCTAGGCGGGCTTCAATCCGCGCCAGGCCCTGGGCAGCGACATTCAGATCGGCTGCCTTGTTCACCTGGATGGTGAACACGTCATCGGGGTTGCCGGGCAAATAGGCGCCGTTGGGGGCCTCGGCCAACTTCTTGGGATTGGCGATGCCGCTGGGCTTGACCAGATGCTTGACCTGAGCAGACACCAGCGATCCTTCAGCAATCGCTTGGCTCAGGGCTTCAGCCGTCTGGAGGTCGGCAATGCAAGCCGCTTCGACATAGCCAGGGCTGTAGCCCTGACCGTCGATCCGGTACATGCGCAAAGGCAGCCAGGGCGATTCGCTCAAGCTGGCGGTGCCGCGAGTGCCAGGGATCTCCT